ATCTGCTTTACCCTGTGCATAGTTAGGTCTATCTGTTGAACCAAACTTAGTAAGCCATCGTTCTACTGCTAGTAGAGTACATACTCTAACTTCTTCTTGGCTGAGATTAACTATCATATTATATGTTTTTAAATATAGATTCGGGAACAACTGTCTTACCAACTATCCCACGTTTACTTCTATATTTATCCCTTTCATCTTTAGTAGTCCCTGCCCATACTCCATGCACTAGATTCTCTATTGCATATTCAAAACATTCAACTCGTACTGAGCAAGTGTTACACATTTTCTTAATAAAATCAAGGTTAGTATAGTTGCCTTTCTCTTCAGTAAAGAATATTTCTACATCAATACCAGCACATGCTGGGGTATCACTGAATCTCATTATCCTCCTGTTGAGTAGAAGCCACTTCCTTTAAAGTGTACTGGTGTGGAGGACCATATACGAATCATTAAATTTCCGCAAGAGGTACAGGTAGGCGGATTGGAATCATTTGTTTCTATTACTTTAGTACAGGTCTTGCATTCAAAATCATAGTATGGCACTAATCGCAGTCCATCCCTATGTTATCTATAGGTGTAGGTAGAGTAACAAGTGAACCACAGTTAACACACTCACCATCTAGAAAATAGAAGGCTATCTCCCCAGCCTCAAAGGCTGCTATAACTGTGAATAGTTCTGAACCACACACACATACATCACCTATAGGATTACCACGCAGGTCCATAGAATTACTATAATCCTTTTGGAATAAATCTTTTATTTCTCTAGGCTCTTGTGTCATCTTCTTCTTCATCTTCGTTTTTATCTACCAGATTATCTGTATCATTAAAGGTACGCCAGCCACCTAAGATTCTAATCAAAGAATTAATTGCACGTGTAACTCGCATTCGTGCACCGTCAGCAGATGTGTTTAATTCTTTGGCTAACTCATTCCACTCATAGTTATCCGTTGTAAACCTTAGTCTTAAAATATTTTGTTTAGCCTCTGCTAACTTGTTGAATGCTTTTTCTATATCTGACCTGAGAACTAGCCAGTTGTTTCCATCTGTGACTTCTCCTGATTTACCAAACTTAAAGTTAAGGTCTAATATTTTACTAGGTATCTCATAAGTATCTGCCAAAATAGATGGGAGAAATGCTTCAATAACTGATGGGTCGTAGTAGTAAAGGTCAACCATATCATAACCAAACTTACGAGCCTTTTCCTGCTCACAATATTTTAGGGCAGCATTACGCAATGACTTTGCAATTAGTTTTTCTTTATCTTTAGGTGGTAACTTGGACCACTCTGTATATTTATTTGGATGGGTAACAAACCACATCCATAGAATCTGTTTTATATCTGCAGTTTCAACTATAGAATATTTTCTGGAGTACTCTTGGGCAAGCGAGGATACAAGTAAATCATACTCTTGTACCCACGCCTCATTCATAAATTAATCTGTGCCTTCCCACTGTCCTCTTTGTACCAATAGTCCTATTATAGCATAGTTAGCCAGGTCTATAAGTGTATCCTCAACAGATTCAAAATTGGGCGTGGCGTCCTTATCCGCCAGGTTATTTAGTCTAGCCAGTTTGTCATACATCCTCACACGCAGCCCATTCATAGCACCGCCAGGGGCAAGGGCTATATTTAATGGACCATAATCTTCTTGTTTCTTCATCATAATACTACGCAGTTCATTGAGTATTACATCAACATCATTTGGATTCTTCATCTAATATCTCCTTCATACTGGTATCAAACTGTTCCATTGCTGACACTATCTGAATCTCATCTGTAAATTGCTTGCCCTCGCCTATGCTGCTGGCATATATAACTGTAGCCAGTAGGGTAAGCATACGCATGGCGCTATCTGGTTCTTCTTTTATAACTAAATATATATCTCGCAATGCATTTAATATATCTAGCCCTTGTCCATCTGATATAGATAACCCAACTAATTTTTTATTCTCTTCTACAAAATCCCAAAACTCTTCATCACTGGCCCAAGCATTTTCTAATTCGCTCATCTATCCATTCCTTTCCCTCTTGCACAATGATACTGTTAACATCGTGTCCTTCTGGCATTTGTAATAGATTAACATTATGTAGTTCTCTGCTTAGTCTTTTACCAAACTCTAACCCTGCGTTGTCACCATCTGCTAATACAATTACTGTTTCAAAATCATCCAGTATCTTTGCATAGTATGGTCTCCAATTGTTAACTCCAGGTATACCAACTGATGGATGTCCTGTCTTAACTGATAGTACTACTGTGTCCAACTCACCTTCAGTTACACATACATAACTACCTGCTGTTAGTACTACTTGTGCATTGAACATTGTAGTCTTAGCCCCAGGTACACCCATATACTTAGGGTCTTCGTTGTTGTTAGTAGTTCTAAATCTTATATCAACTACACCTGACGGTGTGATGTAAGGGATTGCTAACCTATTTCTATAAGCCTCATGCCCTGGTAATGGGTCTGCTACTACACCTAGGTTAAAACTTCTGGCCTCTTCTACCGAGAGACGCCGAGTTGAAAGATACTCTTCTGCTAGATGAAGATGTTTTGCGTACTGGTCTGTTGCCTGCAAGAGATATGCTCTCTGCGAATTTGATAGCCTCAATATAATTACCTCCTTCTTTCTGCATTATTAAATCATATACATCACCTTGTGCTTCACAACCAAAACATTTGAATCTATTGTCATCGTAATTAATTGCTGCTGATGCATGCTTATCACCATGAAATGGGCACTTCATCTTGCGCCAACCATGCCCGACTGCTGGCAGGGTGGCGCCTAGTTGTTCTAGGTAGGCAGCAATACTGTGCTTATCCATAACAACAATCCTATTAGTTCTTGCTGAAATAATGTTAGCATAATTATTAATTCATTTAACAAGTTTTAACATCCTTTCTTTATGGGTATGTTTTCTTACAATTTGTAATGCCATTTCATATGCAAAGGCAGCAGTATAATGTCTATCAATTGTAACATCATCCTCTTGTCCTTCATACATCAAAGCCAATCTATTATGTGTCATAATCTTTTCTTCTAATTCATTTATAATATTTTTAATTTCTTGTTTTATTTCAATATTTTCTTGATTAACTCTATCCATATCTTGGCTGGCATCGTTGCGTACCATTCTCCTACATCTCCTTTCCCTGTTCGTTTATGTATTACTACACCTGTCCATGCTTTATCATTTTTAATTTCTATTTCTAGTTCTTTTACCCATGCTGATAAGTCTAGTTTTCTATGGTTCTTTACCTCTATAACTACACCGTTAACTCCTGCTATATCTCCTTTGTCTAGATGCGCCCCTGCAATTCTACGTTCTACATATGGAAACCATTTCTTTAACCAATTAACTACATCTCTTTCTGCGCTAGAACCTTTTGCTTTACGTGGATTACTCACTCTAGTTCCTCCTGATGTGGCATATACCGAATCATAACATCATCTAGATACATAGATTCTGGATTGAATGCAAGGGTAACATAGTTGTTACCTGTTTGGTCTGCCTTACCATAGCGATTCTTAACTGCTGCTACACATAGGTAATTCATATCTGCTTGTTTCATCTGACCAATAGTTAATACCATTGCTGGTATCTGATTAACTAATCCTTGGACTGATGACCTTGGCTGACATGGACTGCCTTCATATCCTTCTTTGGTATGGTGCAATACAAGTAGTGCTGCGTTTGTATCTCTGGCTAGATACTTAAGTTCTTTCATGGCTGCACGCATACCACCGAACTCATCGTGTCCATCCATTGCTATGTCCATAAGATTATCTACAACTATAAGTGCTGGACTCTTACCCCATATGGTTTCAAATGCTGATACTTCTTCATCTAAATCTTTTAGTGTTGGGCTGGATTCAAAGCACCAAAACAAATGATTACCATTGGCTAATACTTCTTTTGCTTTTTCTGGCTGACGTTTGATTAACTGTTCAGCCTGTTGCTGACTGATGTTACCTGTCATTGCAATCAATCTCATTGCCATAGTATGTGCGTTAGTATCCGCACTAAAGTAAAGTGTTGGTAGTTTAGTTTTGGCTGCAATCGCTA